GCGTGATTTACCGAATCAACTCAGAAGCGAGACACAATGAGTCGAGTCAGTGCGCGCGGGTTGAAGCAGCCTATACCTATATTTTCAAAACATGAAAAACCTATGGTGCGAGCCTTCGGATCGTCGGCAGAAAGCACGGTCAGTTCCGTGCGGACCGGGAAGCGTCCGAAGTTCTCAGGCTCACCGCAGACGTACACGAACCCGGCCGGAACCAAGCGGCTCGTGATGATCTGGGCGCCCCACAAGGTCGACTGCAGACCGGTCTTGAGCAGCGTGGCCTGGGTCTCCGTATCCAGGATGTCGCGACCGAACTTGCGGATATCCGCGTAGTCGACCGCGTTCATGTAGATGCGCGCGACACGAAGGTCATGACGTTCAATCTCGGCAAAGGCGTCCGCGAGGACGCTCGGCGAGATCGGAGCCACAACGGCCACGTCTGGGTTCGTGCCACCCGCGAGGGTATCGAAGCCCGACACGGCAATCGAGTCGAGCACCGCGAAAACGCGCTCGTCTTCCGCTGCCTGGATCTGAGCTTTCGCCAGGTCCTGGGCGCGCTCGATCAGATCGAAGCGACGCTCCTTGATCTGGGTGAGCGGGATCTCGGGGTTGGAAGCGACCTCGAACAACGGGAAGATCACCCGGCGAGGCTTCTGGATCGAGACGATGTTCTGACCCTCTTCGCCCACCACGAAGGCCGTGACCTCAGGGTCCTTGTCGTAGATGGGAAGGGCGCCGTCCGGGAGCTGCTCGACCAGGAAGGTCTTGCGCCCAACGGCGGTGTAGTCGCGACGTAGCCGCAAGGGCTGCACCATCGAGGCAGCGAGCTTGGCGCGGCCAGCGGCTGTCTTGATGTATTCAGAGATCAGCTGCTGCTTGGCTTGGTTGGAAACTTGGTTCATGACTGGCTCCTGAGAGGAATAAATCCTGGTTTTTGCCTAGGGTTTCGTTCCCGCTCAGACGCGGAGGTCGAACACCATGAGAGAGTTGTCGGCGTCCGGGGCGACCTTGACGACGCCGAGTAGGGTGCCTAGAGCGCCTTCCACGAGGTTGTCACCGCTGCCATCAGTCTTGTTCGTGAGCAGACCGTTCAACGAGGCGTACAGAAGGTCGCCCACTGCGTACGTGAGAACCGCGCCGCCCGTGAGGTCTTCAGTCTCCCAAATGGAGGTGCCAAAGCAGCCCATCCCCGAGAAATACGGACCACGACCTGAGGCCACGCCGGGCGTGTTCTCGAAGGCATTGCCATTCGCGTCGTTGATGAAGATGCCGAGAGGCCTGCGACCCGTGAAGGGCGTCAGCCCGGGGCCACCTATGAAGCCATTGCCGGCATCGGGGCGCGTGAAGGCGACGGAGCCGCCAAGGATGCCCACCTGGGTGATACCAGCGAGGGTCTGAGAAATGGTGCCGGCAGTGGTGATAAGCGGGTTGGGCTGTGTGAAAGCATCGGGGGAAAGAATTCCGACCGAGTTTCGAAAGCCGATGTGGAAAGCTTGAATGCGACCACTGGTTTCCGCGAAATCACCCGAGCCTTGGCCTAGAGATAGAGGCATTGTTTACTCCTTGAGTACTTGTTGCTGGGGTGTCAGTTCTTCATGGTCACATATGGTGGGCCGGGCTCTTGCGAGGCCGGCCCCTGATCGAAAACTCTCAGGTGCGAAACACACCACTCACGTCAGGCGACGTCGCCCACATAGACGCGAGCCGATTGATCTCTTCGGCACCCGAAGAGGGCGCACTTCCCGAGCCGCCACCGAGTAGGCTCACGCCAGCCGAGGGACGTGTTCCCACCGTACGAGTAGAGGCCGTGCGGGTGCGTGCCGTCGGCGCGCGACCGCTTTCGAGTGCTTTGGCTTCCAGAGCGCTTTGGAGTTCGGAATCCGAGGCGAAGATCGCCTGCAATGCCGGATCCTCTTCTTGGAAGCCGAGATCCATGTCCGGCACGTCCATCTGGATCGACTGCTCGGAGAAGTCGTCCCCCGGCTCCTGAAGCATCTGGTCTACAAGTTCGTCGTCCGCAAACGCATCCGGGCCGAAGCCTTGGGACAGCTGCTGCTGGCCCTGGGATGGCTGCTGCTGCCCTTGGGACAGCTGCTGCTGGCCCAGGCCGAGCTGCTTTTGCTGCTGGTCCTGAGATAGTTGCTGCTGCATGGCGTTCTGGACGAGCTGCTGCACCTGAGACTGGACCTGGTCCTGGCCTTGACCGGTTTGGTTCAGCTGCTGACTTGCCGCCTTGGCCAATGAGGGCAGTGCAACCCTGAAGGCCGCCATGCGAGAGGCCACCGGCATCTTGAGGAGAGCGGTCGCTGCCTGCTTGATGAGCTTGTACGCCGCCTTGCCTACCTTCTTCTCGTCGGCGTCGTCATCGTCCTGCTGCTGCGCCTTCAGACGACGGCGGGCCTCCTTGGACTGCTCCTTGGGCTTGTCGTCATCGTCATCAGCATCGTCCTGCTGAGCCTTCATGCGACGCGCTTGCTTGGCTTGGCCCTCCTCATCCTCGTCATCATCGTCCTGCTGCTGGGCCTTCAGACGGCGGGCCTCCTTGGACGGCTCCTTGGACTGCTCCTTGGGCTCGTCATCATCGTCCTGCTGCTGCGCCTTCAGATGGCGGGCTTGCTTGGCTTGCCCCTCATCGTCATCGTCGTCATCGTCCTGCTGCTGCGCCTTCAGACGGCGGCGGGCCTCCTTGGACTGGCTCTTCTTGTCGTCGCCGTCGTCCTTATCCTTGGCCTCGTCCTTCTTCTTCTTGATGTTCTCGAGAAACTCGGGCGGCAATTCCTTGGCCTGCTTGGCCTGGGGCTTGTCGTCATCCTCGTCCTCGTCATCATCATCGTCCTCGTCAGCCGCCTCTTTCTGCTGACCCTCGTCCTCGTCCTCGTCCTCGTCCTCGTCTTCGGACTCATCCTGAGCCAAACGTGCGAGCGTGGCGCGGAGACTCGGAAGCTCCAGGTCCATGAGATTCAAGGCTTGGTCCTCAATGACCTGCTCAGACGCGGTCCGAGGAAGCATGCGGCGCGCGACCTTGGTAGCGACCTTCGCTTTCGCGTGAACATCCGCTACCGTTGCCTGGCGTGAGGGCGAGACGCCGGGCGACTTTGACGGATTGTTGAAAGTGTCCTTGCGATATTCAGGCATACCAAGCTCGTTCCGCTTGGTGTTCCCGTCGGAATCCAAGTCCTCTTTCCAACCTTTTGAAGGGCTCACGTCCTCAGCGAACTCGCTCGGGCCTCCAATCACGTAGGCATCGGCTGCGGGTTGTTGCTGAATGTGCTCCTGATTCATCGAGCGAGGATCTTCAGCGACTCTCCTCAACTGGCTCGCGATTATCTGACGGCTCCAAGTAGTGCGTTCACGCATGGGGAATTGCCCTTTCTCTCTTTTGGGCGGCGTATAAATAGATTTAGGTGCCCAAATCAAAGAGGCGACCTTTTGTTATCAGAGCTAGCTTCTCTGATTGAGTGGGCTCACGCCCCAACACCTGACCACACGCAGTCAGGTACGTTTCTACATCTACATGTGAGGCTGCCCCGCCTACGGCGAGTACGGTTCGGTAGATCCGTGCAGTCCCCGCAACACTTGGGGTTCCCTGAAGTAGATCCAAAACCCTAGATATTGCGAGAAC